GGAACGACTGAAGCGCGCCCATACTCGTTAGGAATCCGTATATCGCCGCCGCTTCCGCGTCGGTGCGCTTCGTGAATTGCAGCGACCAGCCGGCCGGGTTCGCATTCAGCCCGAATTGCGTCCGCTGCTCGTATCCGTCGCCCATCGCGGCGACGTGAATATTCGGCTTATAGTTGCCTTGCGCGCCGAAGTCCGGCGCCCAGGTAAAGACGTTCGCCATTAAAAATTCCTCGTGCTTGAGAACATGCCGCCGTCGCGCTGCTGGCGCATCAGTTCTTGAGTGACCGCCGCTTTAACCGCTTCGGCCATGCGCTTCCCTTGCTGGTCGCCGCCGATTGCGGACGATCCGTCGCTGTTGACCGTTACGTTTGTCTGGATCGTGTGGCCGCCCTGCTGCTGGTTGCCTTTCATGCTTACCGGGATCGACCGGCCGTCCGGCAGCGGGACATATGCTTCGTTGTGCGATCCTTCGCCGAATAGCGCCAATTGCGGCGACTTCGCGACGCCGCCCGTCGCATACTTCGTCAGCGGAACGGATCCGCCCGGCCCGAAAACGCCGCCGTTCGCGAACGGAAGTGCAGTCGTCGTAATGCTCGCCGTCGGCGCCGCGCCGACCTGGACGCCCGCACCATTAATCGACTGTCCGCCGCCGCCGCCGACGCCCAGGCCGGCGCCGATCAGCTTAAGGAGCGGCGCCATAACGGTTTGTTGAAGCGCCATGCGCAACAGGTCTTTAATGATGCTGTCGGCGAACGCCTTAAAGTCGACCTTGCCGCCTTCCAGGAACGTTTCCATCGCGTCCGCTGTGCCTTTGAACGTGTCGCCCCAAAGCTTTTGCACCTGCGTCGCGGCGTCCGTCGACTGGTCGATATAGTCCTGGAATGCCTTCGTCTGGCCCTGGCCGCTCGAGCGCGACGCGTTGTAATTGTCCTCGAGCGCGCCATTAATTTTCGCCTTGCGCGCGTCCGCGTCCGCCTGGATCTGTGCCGCCTGGTCCGGGTTCGCGACGATCAGTTTCGCCGCTTCCGCCTGGATTTTCATGTCGGCGATAAGCTGCTGGCGCGCGAGCGAGTTTTTACGCATCAGGACGGTTTCGTCCTCGAGCTTCGCGACTTCGACGTCGGTCGCCGCGCTTTGTTGCTGCAGCGTCGACGCCAGGTTCGCGTCTTCGCGCGCGTTGACCGCCGCGCGGATATCCTTTTCCAATTGCTGATAGCGTGCGGACGTCTTCGCCAGGCCCTGCTGCTCGACCTGCGCCATTTCGACCGCGACCTGTGCTTCGCGATTGCTTACCGTGCGCGCCTGCGCTTCCGCGGCGATTTGCTTCGCCCGAGCTTCGCCGCCCTGGAACGCCTTCGCGGACGCCAGCGCTTGCTGTTTCGCGTCATCGGCGCCGGCCAGCGCGCGCAACGTCGCGATTTGATCCGACGACAGGCCCTTCAGCTTGCCTTGCGCAATATCCAGGTTCAGGACCGCCAGACGCGACGCGTCCAGGACCTTTCCGAAGCGTTCGACCTGCGCGATTTCGCTGTCCAGCTTGCCGCCGTCATCCGTCAGCGACTGGCGCCGCGTCTGATACGCGTTTTCCAGCTTCTGGCCGGAATGGTCGACCTTCGGCTTTTTCAGCTTTTCGTCGCGCTTGCGGATCGCCGCTTCAATTTCGCCGGCGTGCGCCTGCGCGTCCAGCGCGTCTTTATCGTTCGGGTTCGCCTTCAGCGCGGCGTCCAAATCCCTATGGAACCGCTTGATTTCCTCGTCCGCGCGATTGACGTCGCCGGCCATGTTGCGCCAGTGACTGCGAAGCGCCTCGATACCCGCGATCCCCTTTTGCTGGGTCTGGTCGTCGGCGGACTTCTTTTGCGCGTCCGCTTGTTCCTGCGCGAATTTTTTCCGAAGCGCGTCCAGCTTCGTTTCGTCGTCTTTCGACCAGACGTCCGCGCCGTCGTTGTAATCGTTAAACAACGTCGGACCCGAATTCGCGCCGTTTTTCTTCGCGAGCATTTTCGCGATTTGCTGGCCGGTCGTTTCGGTGCGGCCGAAACCCTTAAGCGCGTCGACGGCGTCGCCGATCGCATCCCGTACGCCGTGCCAGGCTTGCTCGAGCAAACCCAGGTTCTGGACCGCGTCGCCGCCCAGGTGCTTATAGAGCGCGTCCGCGACGACCTTTTCCGCTTCCTCTGTGCGGCCTTGTTCCTCGAGCGCGACAATGTAGGCGTATTGCGCGGCCGTAATGAAATGGTATTGGCGGTTGTGTTCTTCGGCCCATTTCGCGACGCCGGTCGACATTTTCGCGAAGTCCGCGACGATTTTGTCGGACGACTCGCCGCTAAGGTGCGCCAGCAATTCGACGTCTTTCCCCAGGACCAGAAGGTTTTCGGACGTGAAACTACCTGTCGAAATCAGTTCCTGAAGTGCCGCGCGCGCGGAATGGATCCCGCCGGGAAACTGTTCGCCGACCGCATGCGCCAGCGCGTTAAAACGGTCCTCAGTGATGCCGGCATACGTGCCGGTCATTTCCATCGAATGCGCGAACGCGGACGATTCCGACGCGCCCTTCGCGAACGCGACGACCAGGCCGCCGAGCGCCGCGACGACGCCGATAATCGTCGCGCCGGTCGCGCTAAACAAAAGGGACATGACGTTAATACGTTCGCCCAGGACCATCAGCGACCCGCCGAACTTCGTCCAGTTTCCTTGCGACGCCTCATGCATCAGGACCAGCAATTCGCGCTTCGCGCCCGCCGTCTTAAACGACAGGTCGTTCATCGCGTGGCCGCCGTCGATCCCCAGCCGGCGAAGGTTTTCGATCGCCGGCCCGAGCGAATCGCCCATCCCGGCGGCGTTCGCCTTCCACTGCAGGATTTCGGACCGCGACTTTCCGACCGTCTGCGTCAGGTTATCGATTTGACGCTGTAACGCTTGCTGTTGGCGCGTCAGTTGCGCGACGCTGGACGTCGTCCCGTTAATCGTCTGCGTCAGGCCCGCGACCTGGCTCGTTCCGCTTACCGTCGCGTTAATCTGGACCTGCGCGCGCGTCGTATTGAGTGCCATTAGCTTGTCGTCTTCCGATCGTTCATAACCGCGACGGCCGCCGCTTCCATCGCTTGTATATCGTCCAGGGTCTTCGCTGGGTCGATGACCTGGAACGTCCGAAACAGGAAGTCCAGGGACTGGTAATTCATCCCCAGGACCGCGCCATTACTCGCGACCCATTGCGTCGACATGCGTAAAAACAGGGACAAGGTTTCCCAGTTTTCGGCCAGGACTTCGAAGTCTTCGGCCCTGTTTTGTACCTTGCATGCCTCGATGACTTCAGGCGGCGCCCCGTATGCCTCCAGGTCCGCCGCCAGGTCCGAGTCGTCCGGCGTGCCGCCGCGCGCCCAGTGCTGCGCGGCCTCGATTAGTTTTTTCTTTCGACGCCGTATGCGGACGAAAAGAACGAACCGACGATCGCCGGCGCGACGCCTTGAATTTCCAGGACCTTGTCCAGCGCGCCGGCTGAAAACGGAATGGCCCCGCTGTCGTCTTCGACGCCGTTCCAGCCGATGACGACTTCGCGCGCGACCGCCGCGGAATCGCCGTCCGGCTTCGAAAATTCTTCGCGAAGCGCTTCGACGCGCGACCGCTGCATGCGCTTGAACTTGACGTCGAACGATGCCGTTTCGAAACGGCCGCCGTCGGCCGGGATCTTCACTTCGACGGGCCAGTTATAGCCGTCGGTTTGTACGATTTTGAACATGCGATTTTGCTCGAGAGAGTGCGGCCGGCCGGCGCGCGCGGCGCCGGCCCCTGGCGTTACTTGACGGTGATCGTCAATTCGTCATTGCCGACGATCGGGATCCCGGCGTACGGGATTTGCATCATTTGGACGCCGTTGTTATCCGTGTAAGTCGGGTTCTGCAGATTGACGGACGGCATGTCCAGCTTGACGATATTTCCCGCGGCCGTGCCATGCGTCAGCGATACCGCCGACTTCGCGCCAGACAGCGCCGGCGCAAAAAAGTCGTGAATGTCCGGCGTGACCGCTTCGAATGAAAGCTGGCCGGCGACTTTGCGGTCCAGGATCTGCGTGTACTGCGCGCCGATCAGCGAACGGAAGTCGACCTGGTTCCCCAGCTTCAGGGAAAACTGGTCCAGGACCGGCGCGTATCCGCCGACCGTGAATGCCGGCGTATTGGACGAATTCGCGACCAGCGGCGTCTGGAACCCGGCGAACGTCGGCGTCGCGAGCGACGTCGCGGTCGGCGGGTTGTAAATGCCGGTGAATGTAAATTTAAACGTCGGGATCGCCTTCGCCTGCAGCGTGATTTCCATATCGCCGCGCGCGCCCGTAATGCTGTGCTGTGCGCCGTCCTGCTGGAAATAGAGCGTCAGGGATTCGATCGACGCCGAAACCGGCGTATAGGTCGCGTCCTGGCCGACTGTCAGCGTTTCAGCGAACCCACAGCCCCGCAGCAAGACGCCATAACCCGGCGCCGTTCCCGCGGCGCCCGCGCCGGCGACTTCGACTTCGAAATCGACCTTTACATGCGCGTCCGCGACCAGGTTTTCGAAATTGCCCAGGAACGGACGGACCAGGTCGCGCGCGACCAGCGTCGCTTCCATCGGCGTGATATTGAGATTCTTGATAAGAATCGCATTCGTCAGGCCGGACGGGATCGCGTCGACGCCATACGTCGATTCGATTTTCGCCAGTACCAGCCGGCGTCGCGTCAAAAGGCGGTTTGCCGCTACCATGATTTACCCCTGTCCGTTTGCCGCGTCCGCCGGCGTCGGTGCCGTCGGTGCCGTCGGTGCTGCTTTGTCGGCGCCTTCCGGCGCGAAATCGGTTCGTTCGACCAGCGTCCGCACGCCCGTTACAGGGTCGCGCGTATAGCTTCCGCCTTCGCCGTGATATTTATCGATTACGTCAGGCATTTGTCGCCCCTATTGAATGGTTAAATCGCGCTGGTCTGTGCGGTATTTTATATCGAACTGACATGTCGCGAAACAAAGCGATTCGTCGGCGTCAGAAAAACCAAAATGAACGCTGGCCGGTTGCGTGTCCATCGCTAAATTACCCTGCGTCTGGTCCGCCATAATCGCCGCCGTGACGGCGACGATAATCGGATCCGCCAGGACGTCCGGCTGGTCGCCGCGGGTGTAGACGATGACCTGTAACGACAGGTCCCAGTCGACCTTCGGGACGACGTTCTGCGCGCCCTGGTCCGCCGCCGGCGAAACGATGACCGCGGCGACCGAGTCCGCGCGCGAAAGTGCCGCCGTGCGACTGCGATAAACCGCCGGCATGCCAGGCGCCGCCGCCAGCGCGGCGACGACGTTCTGGATAATGCGTTCGCGAATCGACGTCATTTTTTGGTCAGTTCCGCTTCAGAGAAAACGCCGTCCGTCATCGGCTTAACTTCCCGCACGGCGAACGGTGCGCCGTCGACGTAAATCAGGTCGTCGAAATCCAGGCCCGGCAGTGACGCGGATTCAAACGTCAGCTTGTAATCGGTCGTGATGACCATTCCGCCGCCGACGACGTTCGCCGGCATGTCCAGAATGCCGCGCGTATCGATCGCGCCCCAGGAAACCGGGACGCCGAACGGCGGCGCCAGGAAAAGCTGGGGGTTCTCGTTAAGCATCGTCGTCGGAGTCCTCGAGCGCGCCGTCTTCGAACTTGTGCGCGTGCGCGATGTATTCCGCCTTCGTGACCTCGACGACTTCGCCGCCGCGCCGTACGTGCCGCCCTTGGTGCAGGACGAACCCGTCGCGAAGGCGAAACCGCCGGGTTTCCTCGACGGGTTTCGCGGCCGGTTTAGGCGCTTTGCGCATCGCTGGCCGCCGGTGTGGTGTTGGAGTCCGGCGCGGCCGGCGTCGCTGCTTCAGCGGCGACCGGTGACGGTGCGACGGCAGCTTCTACCGTTGCGCCCGCTGCACTTTCATCCTTGGAAGGGTCGACAGGCTTCGCGAATGCGTCGGGGAATGCCGCGCGCGCCGTGTCTTCGTGAATGGTTCCGAGTTGCAAGCCCTTAACGACGGCGTCGGACGGTAGGCCCTGGACGGTCGCGACGATGTTCGCCGCGGTGTGCTGGCTTACGCCGAGCGCCGCCGCCTGGTCGGCCGTCAGCGCTTCCAGCTTGTGGCCGTGCGCGTCCGCTTCTTCCGGCGTCAGAAACAGGACGTCGCCGGCGCCGTGTACGGCCATGTTCAGCGCGACCGCCATAAACAGACGGACGCGGAAAAATGCGCTTTCGATTGCTTTCATGTTGGGTGTCTCGAGGGTTTGAAAAACGGCCGGTCGCCCGGCCGTTTCCTGGCTCGCCTGGCGTCGCTTAGGCGATTGCGTCCGACTTGACCGCGAAGCTTGCGGCGTGGCGGATGTTGACGTCGACCGCCTGCAGCGCGCGCATTTCAAGCGTGCCGCTCTTGAAACCGGCGCCGTACGGGTTCAACAGGATTTCCATCGAACCCCATTCCGCGATCAGAATGTCCGACCAGTTGCCGTAATAAACCGCCGACAGGTTGGTCCCGGTGCCCTTCGTCAGATTCGACGGAACCTGATTCGTACGCGCGACCGTGTAGCCGTTGATTTCGCCCGGCGTGGCGCCGCGCTGGCCGCCAGGTGCGTTCGTCCACAGGTATTGACCCGTCGTCGACTTGAGCTTCTTGAGCGCGCCGACGACCTTCGCATTGGTCATATACGCGAGCGAACCGAAGTCCGCGTCCGACGACGCAACGGCCGTTTCCAGGTCGATCATGTCGTCGATCGAAATCGCCGTGCCGTTACCGCCAGCGCCGACGACCGAACCGATTCCCGCCTGGTTGAAGACGCCCAGCGGCTGGCCGGCGGTGCCGGTGCCGACCAGTGCGGCCGAGTCGATACCCAGGCCCATGACGCGCGCAACGTCATTGCGGACCAGCAATTCGATATCCGGCGTCGACTGCATCAGCATTTGACGCGTGATCTGGTTGTATGCGCCGACGGTCTTCGGCGACATGCTTACCAGGTCGAACTGGCCTTCGCTTTCCGTGACGTCCGCGCCTTCCGGGGAAATCCAGTACACCTGCGACGTGCCCTTTTGACGCGGGATCGCGATGTTGCCGACCAGGCCCGAAAGCACGGTCGCGCCCATCTGCATTACCAGCGCCTTGTGACGCAGAATGTCGATGAACGAACCGGCCATAAGCTGCGTTGCGACCAAATTCGAACCGCCCGTCGCGCCGACGCCAGCGCCGGCCGCGTACGCGCTCGCCGATGCCGCGCGGGTGATATCGCCGGTCGGATCTTCGAAACGGACGTTGGTCGGGAAATAAAAGCCCGCGGTTTCCTGGCCCCGCTTGCCGGCGAGTGCGACCGAGCATTCGCGCTCGAATCCAGCCGCCGACCAGTTGCCGTCCGCTTGCGCGCGAAGTGCGCGAACCAGCGAATATGCGCGCTTTTCCTTGTCCGTCAGGTCCAGCGCGTCGCGCTGGCCGTCGCCGACCGGGACCTGGACGGCGCCGAGCTTCTCGAGCACGGCAGCGCGACAGGCTTCCAGCGGCTGGTCGCTTTCGCGAA